GGCTGGATCGCCCTTGCGACCGTAACGTTGCGTGTACTTCATCATATTCCCAATGTTGAAACCAGTCCCATGACCGGCGTCAATGATGAATTCTGTTGCTTGAAATTTATTTCGGGAATAATGCTGATCGTACGTAGCATCGACGTAAGACTGAATCTCTTTGAGAGATTCGCCTTCATTGTATTTATACTCGATTTTTGCCATTATATAAAAAAGTCCTCAAGTGTTGATGGTTTATTTTCTGACAGGCCACTCCACTTACGACCTTGCCAATGCGGATACGAATCACGGGAAAGATGGACAGACTTTGGCTTCTCCATGTGAGCAAAGTCCAGTTCACCCTTATCATTCTTTAGGTAGTCAGTCCACTCAATGAAGTTGACACTGCCTTGTGCACAAAGTTTCTTCATCTCATTCTTGAAGATCAGACGGCATCTATTACGATCTTCCCATGAACCGTAGAACGGTGTACCCTTATAGTAACCAGTCTTTGGAAGTGCACGTGACTCATTCTCAATAGGAAGCAGTTCGTATGCATAGACCTTGGCCAGATCTAGTTGAGACAATTGCTCGTAGTATCTTTTAGCAAGATCCCGAGTTGCCTCTTCAGGATTTGACTGACGCATCAAGTGGTGGCGCACATCGATGTTGCCAAAGTAGAACTCGGCAATCTCATGATGTGGTCTGATAAAGGAACTTAGTCCTTCTTTAAGTGCACCGTGCAGAGTCTTGAAAGGTACCGAGTTGACAAACCAACCTGGACGATACATGCAGATAGCATGACTATCACCTGCAACTACCTTAGTTGTCGGAGTCAACTGCTTAAGAGTCACAGCAGTATTCTCGATACGCTTCAGGTTTTCCCAGTCGACTTTTGCCCAGTCAGGATGGATCTCACCTTTCATACGTGGCTCAAGCATCTCAGAATATTTAGGATGATCTATCCACAACGATTTCACAATACCCTTAAATTGTGAGTAGCGAATCAGATTGTCAATGTTACCGTAGTTCTTCATTCCACCGAATAGGTTGAGAGATCCACCCCAGTCATTGCCATGGTAGACACAAATAGTATCGAATGAATTGATATCAGGATGGATGTCACCAGTACGATCTAGATGTACAGTGTATCCAGCATCCTCTAACTGGTCTGCATAGATTGCCGCCTGGGCTGCACGATGCGAGTGGATGTTAGACGATATGTGGGTAAATGGGGATGTAATTAGTATGCTCATATTATCCCTTATATATCAAGTGTGGCATAATGTACATCGTTTTTTGGCCAATCACGGTAACTATTTACGCGATCATAGATGGTAGGATCGTTGAGCGTTGGCTCTTTGCCGACATTCCAGAACAAGATGTTGCGGCCGGTATTCTTGGGAATGTACTTCCATACCTTACCATCATATGTATCTATGCATGGAAACGGTGGCAGATTCTCTGGCTTCTCGCTTTGTTGGAATGCCATTGGTTCAGAGATGACATCAGCCCGACCAAGTTCGCCAGCCTTCAGGTTACGTGATACGGCAACCGAGTGGAACTTGGCATTCGGCCATGCAATCTGCATCGCTCGTGAAAGAACACCGGTCGAGATGGCTACGTAAACTTCATCAGGTGCAGGAATCTTTGATGCTGCCTTGACGATGCCAGCAGTTACGAGTTCGTGCTTCAGACCAAGCGGAACAAAGAATGCATCATCTTGTGAATCTGCCCAGTCCTTGGCAATCTTGTTCAGATTCGGCATTGCAGCAATACGATGGAACGATGCCTCGGCTCCTTGCTCAATACAACATGCCTGATGGTGTGAGATACGTTGAGCAGAAGGCATGAACAACTTCACCTTCTTATCATAACGTTTGGCAACATCAAGGATAGACACACCGGCCAGACCCGTACGTGGTTGGACGTATACAATAGTCGACTGATTGATTCGTGACATCAGACAGTCACCACCACGAACCTTAGTTCCTGTAATAAGATCATCACGAACACAACGCACGCCGTCATGTACAGTCACAACCGGATCCGGATAAGGATCAGTCCATGTAGCAGCAAGATTCAGATAATAGTCCTTGGCCTCTTCCCAAGAACGATAACCAACATCCTGATTGTAACCATCGGTTACATGTTTATCATGACTCATAGTGCCCTCACCATTTCTTTATATTGGTCAACCGATATACCGGCAGCCTTAATGATAGTATCGTCGGATGGATGAGACGTCATACCATTAAAGGTCCTGACGAGTCCGAGATCCAACATCGCACGTTGACGCCCATACGGGTGATCTTTAATTTTGCAGGAAGACCAGACGGAGTCGAAACAGAGATGGTCGTAGTCCGATCCTGGCTTGACATAGTTCTCGACCCATCTGATAAAGTCGCAACATACATCTTCTGCATTGTAGGGGAACGCACCTGTGTCTGCATAAATCTTCTCCATCACTTTGTCAAGGAATACTTCTTGCTTCAACCTGCCGGTATTGTTGGCCAAGTATGAGATACACTCGACGGCATTCGTACCATAGTAGAATGGACTGTCGAGGTTGCAGTACTCAGGATACCAGTCAGCAATGTCGGCAACGACCGCAGCGTATTGGAACTTGTATTGACGGAGTCCGTTGGCAACATTCCATGCCAGCATCCAGTCACCGATCTCACGAAGATCTCTCTTGGCGTTACTTCCTTCAAGCCATTCAGCCAAGTCTCTTGCAAGGCGTGGAGCAAACTCAGATAGATAGTAGTCACCACCCTTCTTGTAGTTTGAACCAGCCGGTACTTTAGGGAATGCAGGGAACTGATAACCAACCGACGTATAGAATGGATACGGATGGACGTTTGCACGTCGTACCATGTCCTCAATAGACATGCACTCATATAGATGTGGAAGAAGTGTATTGTGATAACCTGATGGCTTCTTCGAGTAGTTGATGCCAGAGCCGGTTACACGATGCAGGATAAAGATATACAACCATTCAGGCAGACTAAAGTCGTCATGCTTACCCGTCCAGTCACGGGCGATGTACCCGCGCTCACGGGTGTGGAGACCTTGTTCCATCTTGTGAAAGTATGGATGCTTGTCAGTCCAACCATAAAACACATCGTTGACAATTTGAGAAAAGCCGGCGAACTTGCGTTCGACGACATCATAGAGTTCAACGTTTTCAAGAAGGTCATCGGCCATGGCCGACTCCTTATATGGAATGGTGCCTAGGTTACACTTGGCCTGTTGGTCCTTGGCCAGTTCAAAGTACCGAAGATATTCATCATAATATTGTGTAATTTCCACTATTTTTCCTCATGAGTCATAACAATAACATCGGCTTCCTGGAACATCTTCAATGATGTGACCATAGAGTCACGCCATGTTTGACTAATGTCTTTAGGAAACTGCATGACAACCTTCTTGATGCCGACTTGAATAATACCCTTGGCACATTCAGAACAAATAGGAAGGCCGGTCACATACAATGTTGCACCATTAAGAGAAGCACCAGAATGACATGCATTATAAATTGCATTCATCTCACCATGCACGATATACTTATACTTCTCCTCACGGACCTCGTAACGATCTGGAGTATCTTTGACACCGCGTGGAAATCCATTGTATCCTTGACTAAGGATCTGACCCTTGTCACCTACTGCAATTGCACCGACTTGAGTTGATGGATCTTTTGACCAAGTAGCAACTTCCTTGGCCATATTTAGATAACGCTGTGTCCACTTGTTCATTATTTTACCTTATCAAAATGACGTTCATACACATGGAGGTTTCCGACCTGCCAGATAATCTTAGGCTCTACGTCAAGACCTAGATCGCGAGTCAGCATATCTGCAACGTACTTCTGCCATGCATAGTCATTACGATAGCCGAAGACAACGTCATTGGAACGCATCTGAACCACGGCAACTAACTGACCATCACGAATCATATACTGAACAGCATTGGTGCACATAAAGTCACTCATGCCATTATGATTATAGTCAGTCCACATAGTAGGACGAGTATAGATCATCACAGCACGTCGGCTATTAGGATTGGCAGTCAATTCGTCAAGGACATTGAGATACTGAAGACCATTGTCTTCACTGTAGATTGCCCAACCGTAGTTAGAATTAATCTTACCTTCGGTCGAGGCAACTTGTTTCCAGATAGCAGGAGTGATACCAGGAATGTCATCAACATACAGCGACATTGACTTGTACCACTCAAGCTCACGCTGTACGTATTCTTCATTGATATCGCCGAAGATTGATGGATGATTGGCTTCGAAGCATGCACCAACCATCTCGATGGTCTTGACACCAGTCTTATCAGTGACAAACCGACCATACTTCAGTTCTTCAATGAAGTGTTCACGGATGTGTTCAACCTTTAACATTGACAACCTTCTTTGCATTCATAATTGGGTTAACTTTACCGATTTCATTAGGAGCAAGAGTATCAATGATTTTAATCATTAAGTCATAAAGCTCATCAGGATTTTTACCTGTTTTCACAGTACGTTGAGCATGTTTCTTTCCATTAGGAATGTAATCAGAAACATTGGCGCGCAGTGTCCACTTGCCACATTGAATTTCATTTTTAGCAGTAGCTCCACCACCAAATGTCTGAACTTTAGTTCCCTGCGGATAAATTCCAAAGTTCTGATTTTTATATGAATATGCCCACTTCATCTTACTTAACTCCACCAATTTTACTGCCGTCAATCTTAGGACGGTTGAGATAATCACGGTCAGGATCTTGACCTTCCATCTGACCACGGATGTACGAGACAGCAAAGCTGGCATAGTTAATCAAGTCTTTGTAGGTGTCTTCGAGGGATTCGAAGTTGGCTGCAGAGCCTGACTCGAGCAGAGACTGGGCACGAAGCATCTTGCCATGCATTGTGTCATGGATAGAGTCAACGCCACGTCGATAGTGCATTGCTTGCAATACGTTCGAGTTTGGGTTCTGATAGTCTTGCGACTTTTTGATTTGCAAGTCCATGCATTCTTGCAAGACTTTTACTGATTCTCGTTGTTTAGTCATACTTTTCCACCTTATAAAATTTACCACCGGGGTTTCTTACTGAGTCATTTAATGATTTTAACACAAACCGTGAATTTAGTACATTGATAAGTTCAAACCGAACTACATCTCCTATACGAAGAGGGCGATGTTCAGGACGGTACATTCTATAAAAACAATAATCGGTTAATAAACCTTTTACTACTCCTTCATGCACCCACTCCATAGTAGTCTTGCCATCTTTTTTCTTTTTGAATTTACTAGGATGTATATTAAAATTGTTTTCCTTGTCAAGGCATTTAAAGTCGACAAACGCCACGCTATTTAGCAGTCTAATTCGACAATCATATACACACGATCCACGTTCTTCGCGATGTTCTAATAGCGTACCATCTACTAGTTCACGGCGAATTAGATATTCTTCAAGAAACACACAATCTGTATCCATTGCAAACTGCCAATCATTGCGATCACCCTGTAAATGCTTCAATTGGCTTTGCATATCATTAAGTATAGCCATGAGTTCCTCGGTGATAGTTACTTCACCAAGGTTATCAATTATGGTTTTCATTTTTTCTAGAAGTTCAGTCATAATATAAATCTACCACGGGTTTGATAATTTGTACACAGTTAATTAAGTTGGTTGCAGAATGGCAAGTCATGTGCCGGTTGTTCGTTCAGATAACGCGTAGTTAAACTGCGTTCAAGTTCACGGTGCGTTTCTACCATAAAAGTAAACGTCTCGCCAGTCAATGGACATTCTTGCTGGATTGCACGGCGCGGAGATAGAATACCATAAACTTCAATTTGATGTTGTTCAAATGATTCCATGACATCCATAATCCGACAGTTGGTCGAATCTCCACGACGGCCTCTCTTGTATTGGTTAAACCGACCGTAAAACCCTCGACGGCCGCCGGCCTTTCCGATCTTGAAAAGGCGATCGTTGACATACATAAAATATACAAGATCGCCCATTGCAAGATATTCCGAATGGGTTAATGCAGGTTGGAAATCCATGATACTACCACGGACCGTGAATTGGCCCAAGTAAATACCGCGTTCGCGAGCAAGGAGTGCAATAGACATAATATAAAGCCTTTCAAGTTGGTATAACCCAGCTTACAGCAATTTCAATTAATTGTACACAGTTATTTTAGTTTTGATAACAAACCGTGATTTTTAGCATGGGATGGTGCTTTCCATCCAGCCGGTTTGATAAGATCTGGAAGACCCAGTGGATTCGGCCGTTCAGGTTTGATGCCAACTTCCTTGGCCAAATTAGCACGAAGGACTTGTGTCCATGCATCATGACTGTCAATGCCCATTGCATCTAGTGTACCGATAGCAACAACACACAGATCGATTAGACCATCGACGATTTCTTCGGCATCGTTGTTCTTGACCGCGGTTTTGGTTTCTTCCAATTCTTCCATCAAGAATGACATACGAAACTGAAGGAACTGCTTCAGTTTCTCAGCATCAAACTCTTGGACTTTCTCATTGACACCGTAATACTTGTGCATTCCGGCAATATCGCGTACCCAATCTTCACTCATAATATTCTCCTTGTTTGTATTATCAATCTATCATATGTAGGCATTAATGTACACTAGTTTTGCAATGCATGCATAAAATTAAGTGCATCATCACTAATAGCCGGAAGGACACTTAGTGGACGCTTCTTCAGTTTCTTGACAAGTTTCTTAGCCTGTTCAAGATGGTAACTGTTGGCACGTGAGGTGTGTGCAATACCGTCTAGATGGTCTAGTTCATGTAGGAACACACGAGCAGTCATGCCAGTGAATGTCTTGGTAGAGGTCTCACCATCAGGTGTCGTGAAGCGAACCTTGATGCTCTTCGGCCTCTTGATCTTTACGAAAAGATTAGGATACGAAAGGCAGCCTTCTTCTAGTGTGACAGTCTCCGACGACTCATCAACTACACGTGGATTGAAGACACCGATAATCTCCTGTGCCCGCATCACGAATGCACGTGTACGTACGCCGATCTGGTTAGCAGATAGACCCATGCCTTCGTTCTCACGCATAGTCTCTGCAAGATTGTTGTACAATTCAACAGGATCTACGACCGGATTACGGAAGTCAAATGCCGGCATCTTCTCTTTGAGGATCGGATCGTCCTTGCCTAAGATAGGTAGAATCATGCCGATGCAACTCCAATTTTTGCGATCACATCATCAGCGGTATCAAAATTGTCAAGTGACAAACCAATTTCTTTTTTATCACGAAGAATAACATACGCCATTGCAGAAAATTGCCCATGTGCCGGAACTTTTGTCACGCGAATAATATGATCTACATTAACGTAGTGGTCAACTTTATCACGATCTCTTACCCAAATAAATCTTGTCATTTCATAATCCTATCAAAATTTAGTTTTGTCATTCTACTAATTGCCACGTGATACTTTCGAAGGAGTGCCATTTCTTCTTTCGAGTACTCTTGGTACCAGTACCACTTGTCATCTTTTTTCTGAACCCATTGGTTCATGCTGCAATCCTACTAAAGTTGGCATGCTTCTCAAACTTGATTACGCTATGGAACTTATCATAGAGCTGATCGCCCTTGTGGCTGATGATGAATGTGTTAGTATCACCTGTCAGTCCTTCAAGAATTTTGAGGAACTCTTCCGTGCCGCCGACGTCAAGCGACGAGTCGAAGACTTCGTCCATGATGAGAAGGTTGGTTGAAGCAGAATTGCGGAGCTTAGCAATAGCCCTCCAGGTAAACATAAGAGCAAGATCAATACGCATTTTCTCGCCCTCGGAGAAAGATGCATAAGAGAACTCGTCTCTAAAGCGTGATTTAATCTTTTCATTGAAGTTTTCATCCAGTTCGAACTGGACAAAGAAGTCCATAGCCGCGAGGTATTTATTAATCAGCTTGTTCATGATAGGCACATACTGCTTAATAATTCTTGTCTTGATGCCAGAGTCCTTAAGCAAGACACCGGCAACCTCAATCACCGACCGTTCGTTAGCCAGTTCTTCCTTATGCTTTTGTTGGTCGGCTAGTTGACTACTAAGAAGATCTAGATCATCTTTGCTCTCATCAATGATGGCAGTATTTTTCTCTAGACCATCAATCTCTGTTTGAAGAGTGCGGATGCTATTATTCCATGAACGGATGTCAGAGTTAAGCTCACTAATCTTGGTATTGATAGCCGTGATCTCTTTATTGATTGCAGTGATCTCGTTGACACGATCATTGATAGAATTGATCTCTGTCTCAATCTTTGACAAAGCATCTGTCACTTCATCTTGCTTTATTTCACGCTCACTAATAGTTTCATTCTTGAAGTCGTGATCGATACCTTGACGGCAAGTCGGGCAACTATCATTGTCATGATAGAATGTGATTTCCTTCTTAAGAGTACGAATCTTACTTTCAAGCTGACTCTCAAGTTCAATCAACTTGGTACGCTTTGAGTTCACCTTATCAGCATCAGCAATCAGACTGGCTTTACCATCAAGCTTGATATTTGCTACGGTAATAGTAGCTTCAGTTTCAGTTACACAATTGCGCAGTTCCTGGATTAGATCCTTCTTCTGCTTAATCAGATGATCGTTATTGTTCTTAAGCGAATCGATATGCTTGTTAGTCAGCTCGATCTTGTTCTCGATCAGGTTTATCTGAAAGCCAGTCTCATTGATAGCTGCCTTATTTGTAGCAATCTTTTCTTTGAGTAAGTTATTCATTGTGGTAAAGATCTGGATGTCCAGAAGATCCTCAATGACTTCACGGCGAGCATGTGCAGGCAATTGCATAAACGGAAGATAATTGGCACTGCCCAAGATGACAATTTGGCCAAAACTCTTGAAACTTAATTTCAAAATACTCTTCTCAAGGTACTCTTGATAATCCCTGGCGGATGAATTTTGATTTATCATTTCACCATTTTGATAGATTTCGAAGATTTGAGGTTTAATGCCGCGTTTTACACGGAAATGCTTAGAACCTACCATAAACTCGCATTCTACGACTAAATTCTTCTGTGTCATAGAATTGAGCAATTGTGGCTTGTTGATGTTACGGAACGGTTTGCCGTAGAGAGCAAACGACAATGCGTCGAGGATCGTAGACTTACCAGCCCCGTTTTCCCCGACGATCAATGTTGACTTACTACGATCAAGTGCCACCTCGGTAAACTGGTTACCGGTGGATAACATATTCTGCCACCGAATGGCTTTAAATAAAATCATGATTACTCCACACTTAAAGCTTCATTGTACAACGTACTTAAGAAATTGTACAACACTTTTTTATCTACTCGTGACTCTACCTGTTCAACGACCTTGTTCAGGACTGTCAGTGTATCCTCGGCTTCGTTGACAATGTCACCATCATCTTCCAACTGAAGATTCAGGTTATCATCTACGACCTGAAGATCCAGCACACCAGCCTTCTCAATCTTATCGACAAACATGTCGAACCAATACGGGTTGGTCTTGGTGTGTACGATCAGTTTGACGTACGAACCTTTGTAGTGATCGAAGTCAACTGCCATGATATCATCAAGGGTCTTATCCTGATCGTGATAGTGAACCTTGTTGAACATAGTCAGTGGATTGCGGATGAACTCTAGTTCTCTGGTTTCTGTGTCAAAGACATGAAAGCCGCGTGGATCGTTGTAGTCCGACCAAGACATTTCATAAGGAGCACCCAAATAATTAATATTACCACGAGTAGACTTGTGATGAAAATGACCGGAACAAACAAGATCAAACTTATCAAAAATCTTAGGATCGAACCCATGGTCATTCACTGCACCTTTGTACATTTCAAAACCGGCGAGCTCGAGATGCCCAAAAAGGATCTGCGCGTTAGTTTTGTTGATGAATTCCATTGACTCTTCGTAGTTGCCTGAGCAGATCCACGGGACAACGGCGATGTCGGTGTCACCAAGACTAACAACACCAGGCTCAGAATAATAATGGATATCATAGGTTGAATGCTCAAAGAGCTCCCTCATAGAGTTGACTTCATTCGTGTTCTTGAATGAAGTGTCATGGTTCCCGATGATTACATCGAGTCGGATACCTGATACGTCACAATGCTCGACGAACTTGCGTAGGTGGCGGGCGGTAACAAAGTTGATATATTTTCTGCGATCAACAATATCACCAAGATGGAAAATGTTAGTAATGCCGTGTTCAGAAAGATATGGGAAGAAGTGTTCATAATAAAACCTATTAAAATATTCTGCAAACGCAGGACTATCCCCACGTGCACCCCAGTGAGTATCAGTGATTAAAGCAATTTTCATTAACGCTTTACCTTGTTCTTCTTATTATATTGTGCTAAAACTGTGTCACAATAGTTGCGAACACTCTCCAGTGCAACCATGTAGTTGTAACGGATATGTTCAGGGTTCTTAGTATCCAGGGCGTTTTCTGCCAGCTGTTGGATTAGTACAGGGATATTATTCATTTTCATCGTCCTCGATAAATTTCTCTACGCCTTTCTTTGCCTTTGGCGCAACTGGATTCTTGGCCTCAAACTTCTCTACAAGTTCACCAAGTTTCTCAGATACATTTATAAACGCTGCAGAGTAATGGCTTTGGTCTTCTGGTGCCATGTCAACCAATGTGTTCATAATCATGCTGTTCTCAAAGCTCTTGTGCTTGATATACAGTTGTTTCTTTTCTTTTTGAATTCTACGTAGGAATGCATAGTAGATGATCTGAGTGAAGTATGCAAACGGGTTGGTAGACTTCTCAGGATTGAAGTTGTGGATATATGCCAAACAGTTCTCGATACCATCAGAGATCATCTCATCCTTGTACGAGTAGCCGACGAAGTTGGGGCGAGTCGCCAAGCGGGTGGCAATCATCATGATACATTCACCAACGTATCTTGACACAACAGGTCGTTGTTCACCAGCTGCAGCAGCCTCATCACACAGACGGCGATAGATCACCATCTCGGTATAGAACTTCTTGTTGTCAATATAGTTAGTGGTTTTCTTCTTCTTAACCGGATTTGGTTGTGAATCTTTCATGATATATCCTTAGTTAATTGTTGACCCGCCTACGAGTCTTTTTGAGATAACTTCACGCATTGTGTTTTCCATGTCATCCATTTCTTGGATAGCTTCCTCGATCATCTTAGAAGTACCAGAATGGCTATGAGCAACTACTATTCTTTTATAATAGCGAGTCATTGGCTCATTTGCTTTTGTAGAGAACACAATGTGCTTATTATTTACCACAATACACTGTTCTTCAGAAAATGTACACACATTTATTAGCTTCATGCCATTATTACCAAATTCGTCTTGAATTTCCATAATATAGTATGGATCTTTAATAGTACTTTGGATGTAGGCAGTACTGTCTACAAACTCACCGATGATCTGTTCGCCATTGACTAACGTATAAATTCTAACCATTATAACCTCACGTTGTAGATTTCATATTCAAACTTCTCGGCATCGTAGATCTTACAACGTTCCAAGAAGTGGTTAAGAGTAAAGTTGGCCTGTGACTTATATGACAGGTCGTCAACAATATCATAAAGAATAGCTTCTTCCTTGTCTTCATGCATACGTAGCATACGACCGATAGACTGAAGAACCTTAATCTTAGACTTAGACGGAGATGCAGCAACCATATGGTGAAGCTTGTTGATGCTCACACCGGTCGATGTAGTTCCTAGCGACGCAATGAGGACAGCATCCTCTTCATCTTCGATAGCGCGACGGATACTTTCCCGGTCCACGCCTGATACACTACCATCAATGTAAAAAACATTATGGTTATGGCTTGCACTGATGGCGGTATGTAATAGTTTTCCATGGTCGATGATCCTGAAGAATAGTAGTTTGTTTCCCTTGAGTGACAAAGTCAGATTCTTGAGAAACTTATTACGCTTCTCGTTATTTACCAGATAGTCAATCTCTTCCTGGTACGTCTTCTTTTTCTTGTTGACAGTTGTATGGAACTGTTTCTTGACTTCATCCGGGTACTTCAGCACAATACATTTGATCTTGAGTTTGGCAACATAGCCATCTTCCATCAACTGGACGGTTGTTGTGGATCTATATTGTGGTCCGAAGAGTCCTTCGATCGTGGTTTCGTTGAGAAGATGGCCGTCCAACGTTCCTGTACATCCGAAACGGTGGCGGCAGTTTTCGAGGCTAGATAAGATTTGTATGAGGCTCGTTGCCTTGCATCCGTGAGCTTCATCTCCAAACACGCACCCGAATTGGGCGTACCATTGCTTTGGCATCTTGGTTTTGCCATTGTTGAGAGACTGCCACGTAGTAATAACAATGTCACAATCGATATCATTAGATTTGCTAAGGCCAGCAGTACTAACGTGTATATTACCAGTGTATCCATAATCTCTAAAGTCACTCTCCATCTGTCCGACTAGACCAATCGTAGGAACGACGATCAGGCCTTTATGTTGTTGATACCATCTCATGATAATGTAGATCATGAGGGATTTGCCTGATGACGTAGGACTTACCAGGGTTCTACGACCAGAACGAATACATTTTAGAATTGACTTGAACTGATATTCACGGATCTCATACTTCTTAGGGATATTGAGAGTCTTGATGAATTCGGTCAGTTCATGTTCAGATACGTTGGCATAAATCAGTTCATCATCAAAGGTCAGAGTATACCCACGTGCGTCACAGAACTTTTTGATTCTTTGTGCTAATCCACCGTAGATCACACCAGACAGGTTATTGAGTAGACGAATCTTACCGTCCCACATCCTGGCCCTGTACTTTGGATGCCACTTGTAATTGTCGGCATAGAATGTGAAATGATCCGACAACTCCATGATGGTCGACGGATCTGCACATACTTTGATGTGTACGCTATTGATGTATTTTAGGTGGACATCACTCATTAAATACCAACTTTAAATTTCTCCCATTCAATAGCAGCCTTGATATTGAAGCCACGGCCTGTCAGGGATTTGATGATTGATTCTAGAAGCTCAATCTTTTCTTGTTGGATACCGATACGCAATGACATATCGATCACCTCTTGATCCGCCTCTATATAGTTATTCACGTCAGAACGGATGATTTTGCCCTGAGGTGGAAGTCTCCATCCCTTGGCATGTGTATCTTCCGTCGGACCCATAGTAAAGAACTCGTTCTTGGCAAGCTTCAGTTGCTTGAATTCAGCTTCGTACTTCCGAAGAACCAACCGTTCATTCGTGAAGATCTTGAAGTATTTGTGATGGAGTTTAGGGATATTCAGAGCCTCGTTACCAAGTTCTGAACGGTCGATGCGGGAGTCTTGCTCCCACTCTGCAAATATATCATCTATTTTCATAATAACCTTTATATCACGGTTTACGAATTAAGTACACCTATTTCGCGTCGTAGATAGCGAAAATCTACCGTACATTCAATATAGTTCACATCTGTATCCATGGTAGTGAACTGCAAATCAGAGATCTCAATTGGGAAGAGATCGTAGAAGGTTGCTGACAGATTGCCAAGCTTTCTGCTGTTATTAATCACCAACGTAGCATCTGAATAAAGTCCGTCTAGACTATTCTTTTGATTTGCATACTGGGAGAAACTTGATGGCGAACCAAGACCTTCCATCCAACTATGAATCTCAAGATAATCAGTCATATCTTCATTAAGACGAAATGTGATTGTCAGCGGTGCATACGTAATCTTGCCAGAGTTAGGAATGGTCACAAACGGTGTGGCTGTATCAGTGGATGACAGTGACATACCTGGAAGACGGACAGATTGCACATTGAAGTTAAGGTTGGGTGTACGTGACAGCACAAACTTAAAGCTTAATGGTGACAGGAAGTTTGGATTAGTTGATTTGGCCACTATATACCTCTGAGCTGCTAATTAGCATTATATACTGTTCTATTTATATTGTACATAAAAAAAGGAGGAGGACCTTTCGATCCCCCTCCCTCAGTTTTTGGTTGGTTACCCAACTCTTATGATTACATAAGGTTGTTAACAAGAACGCGACGGTAGTACTTGTTCGAATCCTGCTCAAGAGTTGCAGTTGCGTCAGCAGCTGTTGTACCCTTAGCGAATGGATTTGGAGCCATGCCGTAACGTGTCTTGAAGCCGATCTTTGGCTGGAAGCTGTTAGGATCAACTGCACGAACCATTTGTAGTGGAACGTATGGGCAGTAGAACAGACCAGCGTCAAAGGCATTCGAACCCTTGTAGCCAACAACTAGGAAGTTGGTGCCTGCATATGGATCGATGTAAACCTTGATACGACCGTTAAGAACACCAGCAAATGTGTTGCCTGTGTCGTCAACGTTCAAGTTGTTGCTGTTAAGAGCAGGAGCGTAGTCAAGAACGCCAGCCATCTGAAGAGCAGACGCTACGTCTGACGAACAGATGATGATGTTACCCTTACCACGACGAGTTTGCTTAGCAATCTGGTTACATTCACGCTCGATTTGGAACAGAAGACCCTTGAACTTTTCAACCGACCAACGACCGTTTGAGTCAGTGTCAAGATCGAAGATACCAGCAGTTGTAGTACCCTCAGTTGCACCCTTTTCAGCAGTAATGATGATCGAACGAACAACTTCACGGTTGATTTCAGCAAGGATTTCACCCGAAAGGATGTTGCTGAGTTCTGTTTCAGCGTCAAGACCGTGAATTGCTTTCAGATCTTGTGCGAGTTCAAGCGAGTATTCAGCTTTAAGGGCACGTGTCTTTGCAGATACGGTAACCTTTTCGATGCTGAAGCCCATTTCTGGGAAGATGTAAGTGCTGTTCGAACCAAGAAGTTCGCCAGTACCAAGCAGAAGACCCATTGTATAGTTATACGTTGAGTTGCCTGCGTTGTTCGAAGAACCAGGAGCTGTACCAACAGTGTTAGCACCAACAGAAGTGGCTGTAGCTGCACCAGTGTTCGCAGCATCAACACCTGCGCCTAGACGCGAAGAGTGACCTGTGTTTGCTTCGTTGTAGAATGCTTCAGCGCCCAGAGCGGTTGAGTTAGCATACTTCGAACGCATTGCGAAGATAAGGCCGGTTGGACCTGTCATTGGCTGAACGCCGCAGACATCGTATGCGATCAGGTTTGGCATCGAACGACGAACAAGTGAGATAAGCACTGGATCGAAGTTTGAAACGTTGCCAGCAACGTTCGTTGGCGACTCGCCAAGAAGCTGCTGTGAATTACCGTTTTGTGCATCTTCGCGAAGAGCATTTTCGGTGTTTTCTAGAATTTGTGCAGTGACAGCGCGCTTGTGGGCAGAGTCGATCGTTGGGAGATCGGCATGCTCAAGAACTGGCTTCCACTTATTTTGGACTTCCTCAGCTAACATTGTATTTTCCCCTTACCTTTTTGGTATCTTGGTTTTGGTATTTTTATTTATTATTTTAAAGTTCTTGAAATTGCTGCAGCATATTGAGCCATGTGAGCAGGAACTGGAGCAGCCTGTTCAGTTAGTTCTTCAGCTTCTTCAGCAATAACACCAGTCGAGACAACCTTCTTACCTTCGGTGAAGTACTTGTCCTTGATGATGTTCAATTTCTTGGCATATGTTTCAGAATCACTGAATTCAATGCCTTCGGCAAGTGTACGAAGCTTTTCAACCTGAGTGGCTGCAAGACCTTCGCTTACTTCGTCGAATGTGGCTTCTTGAGTTGCTTCGTCGATTACAGCTTGAAGCTCAAGTGTTGTGTTGATTGATTCGTCAAGCTTAGCTGTAAGCTCTTCGATCTGTGCATGCAGTTCACCAAGAACGTCGATCTTTTCATCAGGAACGTTGATGTATGATTCTGCAAACAGGTTACGGAGACCTTCCATGAAGTTCTCAGCAATTTCTGAACGAAGTGAAGTTTCGATAGCAAGCTTGTTTTCTTCAACCCACTGTTCAACAACATAATCAAGATACTGATCGATCTTGGTTGTCATTTCTTCTTTAACTTCTTCGACTTCTTCAGAAAGCTTCTCAGCAAATTCTTCTTCAAGACGAATAGTTTCAAGATTCATACGAGCTGTAAGAGCAGCTTCAAAAAGTGTTGATGCACTTTCTTTGAATTCTTCTGTAAGATCTTCATCAGCAAACATTGCACTGATATCTTCTTTAACAGCACCAAGAGTTGCACGTGGCATCTGGCCCATACCTGTTTTACCAGGAGCGGTTGCTGAAGGTGTTAGAGCAGCTTCCTTACCGATCTGTGCAAGCGAGTTGTTAAGGAAGTGAGAAAGATCTTCACCCTTAAGTTGCGCTAGCAGTGATGTGAAAGTAGCAAGCTTTTCAACAGTTGTTGGATTCGGCTTAAGTGTTTCCGAACCTGCAGATTCTACGATTTCGTCTTGAGCATTCTCAACGATTTCGGTTGTATCTTTATCTGACATTGTACACTCCTTGTGAATTTTATTTATTTATATTTGATTAAGATTTGGAAATTTCGTTGAGAAAGTTCTCAAAGATCTGTAATTTACGTTCGTTGTTAAGTTCGCGTGATCTTACAGCAGATTCGACCTGCAACTTAGATTTATGAGCTACCAACATGCTGTTTTCCCAGATCCATTCAACACCTTCCATGATGCCATTAACGAATGCATCAGGGGCTGAAGGATCAGCAACGATGTCGGCTGCTGTTGCTAGATGGAAATCGTCTTGAACTTCATTGATGCCTTCTTTGTTAAGGCGAAGTGATCCCATACCGCGGGAAGAAACACCGAGGCGAACACCTGATTCAATAAGACCCTTGGCTGTGTTACCCATAGGTGTATCAGTCAGCTTTGCCTTACCAATCCAGTTCAAACCTTCTTGACGAAGACTTGTAATTACGTGTGATACACGGTCAAGGTTAATCTGTGGACCGTCTGGGTGGCCTAGTTCTCCTAGAGCTCTACCCGACTTGACGTATGATTCGTTGTAGCGTTCTACTTCTTTGGCAAGAGTTTCTACCGGGTACATACGACCATTACGGTTTTTGATACCACCTTGTAGGAAGATGCCCTCGATGTACATGTTCTTTTTCCCGTCTTCACGAGCTTCTGTAACAACGGTTACATCTTCAGTAAGTTCAGTAATTAGTTTCATTTTTTCTTACCTAAGGTTATATTCTGAAGTGAATGTGCCTTGCTTCTGCAGTTCCAGCATGCAATATGCATTGGATGAGCCTACAAAGTTAACTACCAGGTTTGCAGTAGGATTAACGTTCAGTGGCATACCGCAACCAGCATAATCTTTCTGACCTGTCGAATCATATTCGGCAACAAGAGTAGATCCTCTTAGAACCTGGATAGTTCCAGTTCCATCACATCCCCAGAATGCTTGTGTGATATAAGCACCAGAAAAGACTTCGTTGTCAATGGCCACACAAGTAGATGTGCCATTAACATTAGTCGTAGTGCTATTACCGGCAAGAACGATATTTCCGCTATTGGCAGAAGATACGTGAATAACGAATGATGTATTTTTACGTGATGAAATTGTAACAGCCATTATTCACCTCTGTGTCTGATAGCAAAGTCTAGCATCTGTTCAACACCTTCAGGAGTTGTGCATGCTTCCATGAACTTTGACTTGTTGTCTTCGTTAAGCTTTTCGAATACTTCTAGCATAATACGCTGATGTGATTCAGAGATATCAGTCAGTTGCTTTTGTAGACGTTCTTCCTTGCGAAGTGGTTTGCCACCACGTTCTGCTGTCAACTTAGCAGCAATCGCCATAACCTGGCGCTTCTTTGCTGACTTGCCTTTGAACTGAGGAGCGTCTGACTTCTGGAAATCCTTTACTACGGTTCCCATCGAAGCTTTCTTCATGTCAAGCTTTTCTTCAAGCTCAACTTCTTCGTTAGCAATCTTACGAACGGTATTCTTGCGATTGTAATACTTGCGCGCATCATCGGCAGTTTCACCGCTCTTCTTGGAAAGACCAGGTAGTTGCTTTACTGCTTTTTTAGCATAAGAATCTTTTGTATCTGTCGAAAGCTCTTCTAGCTCTTCAACTTCTTCCTTAACACCCTTCTTCTTACGAAGAAGTTTGAAGTCATGCGCATCAACCTTGCCATTCTTATTGGCATCGATCTTGTGCTGATTACCCTTAAGAGCTTCGTAGACCTTTTCGTCTTCACCAGGATTGTAGCCCTTGCGTTCTTTACGACGGTCAATAGCCTTGGTGCTGCCTTTGAAGACATCATCGCCGTTGCCGTTACGATCAGGATTCTTTACAGTTACGTGCTTGTCGATAAACTTCTGTTCATCGGCAGACTTAACTTTTAAGTAACCTTCTAGAAAATCCTTAAGCGTCTTCGCCATCGTCGTCCAGTCCTTCTAAATCTTGGTCATCTAATTCTATATCGTCGTCCAGGTCTAGATCATCAACGTCATCAAACTCGTCGTCGTCAATGTCATCGTCAAGATCTTCGTTGTCTTGATCTTCTGGTTCTAAATCTTCTTCCGAAGCATAAATGCCCTGCGCTACACCTGTACGCATTGAATCAAGTGCTTCAGTAGCTTTTTGCCCCATGATGTCGTTGAACACCGAAGCAAACTTAGTTGGTTGCTGTTCTAGTGCTGTGTTGATTAAATCGTCAATATTTGGCATAACTTTTCTCCGTATTCTTTTTATTTATAATCAAGCCGGTTTCTTCACCACATCAGGTACTGCAGGACCAAAGTCCGCATCCTTAGGTGGTTTTACAGCCGGTGGAACAGGTGGAGTACCTGCATCATCCGGTTGCATACCGGTTCCAGGAATTGGTTGACCATCAGGTCCAATTTCTGGTTGGTTGTATTGTGGGTTGTCTTTTTCTTCAACAATCTGCTCGTCGATTTCTTTCATGTCTTCATCTGTCTGATAAAGAACATTGCGACGGATCCATTCATGTGAGTAGTACTTGCCAGCATAGTCATCCACATCACGAAGCATCGAAACACGATCGCGAAGGATCTCGGTGTTACGCAGTTCGGCGAAGTGGTTGTCTTCGGCATACTCAAACTTGAAGTTGGTCTTGAATTCTGCCCAATCTTCTGAAGTGATAATACCCTTCAGGATCAGTTGCTTTTCAAGGATACGTGTGAACAGATCCGAGAATCTCATTCTTAGACGTGTGATGAACTTAGCAAACTTGACTTCATCACGTGTAATTTCTGTAGCACGACCGAAGCTGTACTGTGCAGATGGATCCATACGACCAATTGGAACGTTCAGTGCTTTATATAGTTTGTTCTGGAAGTACGTTACGTCATCCATCTGACCAAGGTTCTGCCCGCCCGGGAGGGTAGTGATTTCTGTGCCTTTACCACCTTCACGACGTGGCAACCAAAAGTCCTCGAGCATAGTCATATGCTTGCGGTCATCTCTGATCTCACCAGTCGATGAATCGTATACAACCTTGTTCTTGAAACGTGTCATAACGTCACGAAGATATTGTTCAGCCTTCGGCTTAGGAAGGTTGCCGACATCGATGTAGAAGATACGACGTTCAGGAGCACGTGAGATACGATAGATGACTAATGAGTCTTCCATCGCTTTCAGCATGTTCAGTGGTTTGATTGCTTTTTGTAGGTAACCAATAACAAGGTCACCGTTTACATTGACAAGACCAGATGATACGTTGACAATAGAGTCAATAGCAATCTTTAGACCTTGTGCACCGGTATCCTGGAAGGGAGCAACGTTATTAGGAACGCCTGCTGTCTTCGAGAATCCCTTCTCATTAAAGATGTAGAACTCTTCACCGGTTTGTG